AACAGCCGTCATCCTCCTGCTCATCAAACTCGCCATATGGGTATTCCAATAACCCGCAAGACGACACCAGGCATGAGACAATGGACACGGGCCTGATGCCAACCACACGCAACCAACACACCACCAAGACCAGAGGGGCATCATGGCATCAACCACCACCGCCAAACGATTCCACCACGACCTGCGCTCGCTGGCGGACGGTTACGGGGTGCTGTGCCTGATCGCCGAACGCAAGGCCAGCGTGATGGCCCGCCACTCCGGCCACGGCACGAGGAGCGTGGCGCCGATCCCGTTGAATCTGGGCGCATGGCAACTCAGACAGGACATCGACCGGCTCGTCGAATCACTGGCCACGGCTATCGGCCTGCGCTACCGGCACATGGACACGGTCTCACTGCTCAAGGGCATCATGCGCTACGAGCCACGACTCCTGAACCGGCCCGACATGCCCGCCATCGTGGAACTGACCCGACAGGCCGCCATCAGGCTCGACCGCACACTCAACCCGCCACCGGAAACCAAAATGATCGGCTGGTGCCCAGCCTGCGGGTTCGAACTGCGCTGCGACGAACTCGAACTTAAATCCGGGTACAAGGCATGCGACAGATGCTCCGGAGAATACCGCATCAAAGACATCCAACGCGCCAGCATGCTCAGACTCGCAGTCGGAGAATCACGAGGAACAGCAGCCGAAATCAGCCGCCTACTACAACCATGGGGCATCGATATCAAGAGCAACACAATCTCACATTGGGGCGCTCGCGGGCTTATCCAGCCGGTGGGAATGGACGGCGAGCGCCCGGTGTTCCTGGTGTGGGATGTGTGGCAAGCGCATGTGCGCAAGGATGGGTGATCGGTGAATCTGTTCACGGGATTTGACAAATGCGAACTGTCCACGTATACATGTCTATAGTTGGTCATTTCCATGAGATCATGGAGGTGGCCTTTCGTATATCTCCTCGAAATTCTTCAGGGTCGGCGCATGAGTTCCAACCGTACGCATAACCGTGCTTTCGAGAAAGCCAAGCAGGCGTTCTTCGAGGAAGGCAAGCGCCTGGACTCCGAGGGAAGCCCCGCCGCCGATTGCTGGATCTGCCACAAGCGCATCGACTACAGCGTGCCGCCCGGCACCACGGACGCGAGCCATGAGCTCGACCATTATTACCCGGTGCGCGACTATCCAGACCTGCAGGACGATCCCGCAGGCTTCCGCCACTCACACCGCAAATGCAACCGCGAGCGCGGCGCCGGCCAGCCTCGGCTCGATCTGGGCGACGTCATCCCCGCCTGGTGGTGATGAGCTACATACGAAAGGACTTGCGTCATGGACAACGACCACAGCATCTGCCAACGATTGGCCATGATGCTCGACGAGGATCCGTCATGCACGATACTGATCATCGGCCGATACATGGCACCGGTGCGCGCCGAATACAACAGCGTCCGGCATCTCGTGCGCAAGGCCAAGCTCCGTCCAACGATCGCCAACAACGGCCACCTGCGATCGGTGACCGCGCAGCAAGGCAGGCTTGAAGCTTTCGCGCCCATCGGTCCGGCCCGTGGCCGTCGCGCCAGCGCCGTGCTGCATGTCGGCGAGCGCAATGAGCACATCGACATGGTGCTTGACTCGTTCCGCATGTCCGGAGCGATCGTTTACACGTCGTTGGGTGTGTGATTGCCTCGCCGGTGGGGTAGGGGAGTGCGGATTTGCAGACCGATGTCGGTAGGCCCACCCTCCCGCGCGCACTTTTCCTCTCTCTCCGACTTGGCCACCCTATCGCGCGCGAGGGCTCGGAATCGGCTTTATTCCGCCGTTTCTGAGGGGCGTATTTTTACTGGTCTTTTCCGGTTGTTTTCCGGTGGCTCGGTTTGTTTGGTTGGTAATTGGGTTGTTTTTGCCGCCAGTTCGGCTGATTGGGGGTTGATTATGAGTGCTTCCAAGGATCAGCGGGCTCTTGACATGTTCATGGGCGCCGAACCGTTGCAGAAGATTCGTGACGAGCTTGGTTTCAAGACCGTCACGTCGGCCGAGGCGGCGATACGCCGTGCCTTGGCCGAGAAGCGCAAGGGCAAGGACTACGACACCGAACGCCAGCTCGAGCTGGAACGCATCGACGCCATGTTCAGGATCGAATACCCCTTGGTCAAGCAGGGTGATTCCGCGGCCATGAGCACGTGCCTGTCCCTGAGCGAGAAACGCATGCGCCTATTGGACAAGCCTGGCGATCATGAGGGCATCACCGCCAGCTATGAGGCGACGCTCAAGGCGCTGGCCATCACCGACGCGGATTCCGCTTTGGTAGCGACCGGACGGGCGGTGGCCCGGCAGATCGACTACGCGCTGCGCCACGGTCAGGGGCAGGAGGTCACCAAGGCCCTGTATCTGGTGCCTCACCTGATGAACGTGCTGCGAGAGCTCGGCGCGACGCCCGCGGCGAGGAAACAGCTCAAGGAGTACGCCGGCACCGCAGCGGCCGAATCGGACGGCGAGCCGGTGGACGAGCTCACGGCGTTCCGTCGCCGCAAGTTCGGCATCTAGACCTGGGAGGATCGGAGCAGCCATGTCGAAGCATTACGGCCGCACCGAACCGAGGCTGTGGACGAAGCCGCTGCGCGAGCTCACCCCGGACACATCCTTGGGCTTCGAGGTCATCGACTACGCTCGCCAGATCCTGCACATCGAACTCTACCCATGGCAGCAATGGCTGCTCATCCACGCGTTGGAGCTGTTGGAGGACGGGATCACCTACCGATACCGGAGAATCATCGTGCTCGTCGGCCGACAGAACGGCAAGACCTTGGTAGCCAGCGTGCTCGCCTCATGGTGGCTCCACGTGGACAGCCAACGCCACCCCGACCGCGTGCCGCCTCTCAGATTCAAAATCGTCGGCACCGCACAGAACCTCGACATCGCCCGAGAACCATGGAACAGCGTCAAACTCTGGTGCGACCCCGAACCCGAAACCATCGAGGAACAGGCCGCCGCGATCCCCACCCTGCAGGCCGCGACCGCCAAAGTGAGCGACACGAACGGCAAGGAATACATCAAAAGCCGTGCGCTCGCCGTCTACGAGATCCGCGCCGCGAAGAACGCGCGAGGCAAGCCGGCAGCCCGAGTCATCATGGACGAATTGCGCGAACAGAAGGACTGGGCCGCATGGAACGCGCTGAGCCCGACCATGAAGAGCTTCTGGAACGGCCAACTCTGGGGCATCAGCAACGCCGGCGACAGCACCAGCGTGGTCCTCATCCAACAGCGTGACGCGGCCATCGAATTCATCGACGCCTGGCACCGCACCGTCGAATCAGGACTCATGGACGCCGCCGAATACGCAGGCCGCCACGACTGCTCCCTCGCCCTGTTCGAATGGAGCGCCGAGCCCGACTGTCCAAAGGACGACGTGGAGGCGATACTCCAATCCAACCCGTCCATCGGCTACGGATCCCAGACAGTGGAAGGCGTGCTCGCCGACATCCCCGGCATGACCGACGCCGGATACCGGACCGAAGACCTCTGCCAATGGGTCACCGCGAAGGTCGAAGGCTACATCGACGTCAACGATTGGACGAACACCTTGGCCAAACCATTCGACATCCGAATCCCCACCGGTGCACGCACCGTGTGGGGAATCGACGTGAGCGTGGACCGCTCGCACAGCTGGATCGCCGCAGCGGTGTTCGACGCCAACGGCAACCCGGTGGTCAGCCTGCGCGAACGACGCAAAGGCCTGATGTGGGTGCCCGAATACATGCAGCATCTGGCCAAGGAATCCGGCATGTGGGAGGTCGCCATCCAATCCAAAGGATGCCCCGCCATGGAATTCATCGACCCCCTGAAGCAGCTCGGCTTCACCGTCCACGAGATCGACGGCAGCCACATCGGTCTTGCGACCGGACGCCTGCGAGACCGCGTGCGCGAACACCGGCTCATCCACGCTCCACAGCCGCTCGTGGACCAGGCCATCGAAGGCGGCGTGACCAAGGTCATCGCCGAAAACGAGGCATGGGACCGCCGCCGGTCGATCGTCGACATCAGCGGCGTCGCCGCCATCACCGTAGCCCTCTACGGGCTCGAAACCTGCGAACCGGTCGAACCGGAACACAGCGCATACGAGGAATACGACCTCCTCACCTTCTGACGAAAGGAACCAGCATGCTTTCACGCCACCCGTTGCGCAGGTCCATCGGACGACGCATCGTCGCCCGCATCGACACCGTCACCTGGCGAGGCCGGCTCGCCGCATACTCATGCGGATGGCTGGAACTCAAGGACGCCAGCGTAATGGATCCGGTCACCGGCGCCACCGGCGCCGACGGCCTGATCCTCCTGCCCGAAACACGCATTGACTTCATCCAAATCGCACCGGAGGCCGACTGATGGCGGGACTCTACTTCGAACACAACGGGCTGCTCAACGACTGGACGGCCGCCAACAACATCGAAGTCGTCGACGCCGGCCAGCCACTCCTCTCCTACGACGCGGAACCCGACGGGCACGGCGTGAAAAGCCACCCATTGCGCGAGGTCACCGACTTCATCGCACGCATGATCAGCAGCCTGCCCCTCAAGGTCTACAAACGCGAACCGGACGGCAGCCGAATCCGGGTACGCGAGGGGCCATTGGCCGCACTCGTAGCCAACCCGAGCGGCAATCCGGCGATACCACCCAGCGCATTCTGGTACGCGCTCATCCAGGACGGACTGCTGGCGGACCGATACCTGGCCATCATCGACCAGACCAATAATGGCCTGCGACTGAAACGCATTCCCACCCGCCGATGGAAACCAACCGTCGACGATTTCGACGAGCCCACCGGCGCAAAAGTGTGGATAGACCCCACCAACCCCACGAAATTCGACATCCGCACGGACGGCATCATCATGAACGTGGGCTACGCCTTCGCCAGCGGCAAGGGAGAACCCAAGCGCCACCGGCTACGGGAAATCCTCGATGAATATGACGCCAGCCTGAAATACCGAGCCGAAGTCAACCAGCACGGCATCCGAAGCCCCATCGTCATCGAACGCGACAAACCATGGCCCAATGGCGACGCCCGCGAACGCTTCCAACGCGGCATGAAAGCATTCACCGGCGGCGGCAGCGGAGCCGGGGGCGGAATGCTCCTGGATGACGGCATGAAGGCCACCACGCTCAACGGCTTCAAACCCATCGACGTGGACGACCTCAACGCCCGCGACAAGGTCAAGATCGACGTGGCCAACGCCTACGGCATCCCACCCGAAATCATCGGCATCAGGGAAGGCAACTTCAGCAACCTCGCCGCGTTCAAACAGATGCTGTACGGCACCTACCTGGATCCGTACATCGTGCAATTCGAACAGACGCTGAACCTGTGCCTGCGCGACCGATTGCAGACCTACGACAAGGGCCTCTACCTCGAATTCGACCGCGACGCCCAACTACGAGGCGACCCCGAAGCCCAGTACAAGGCACTCGTCACCGCCACAGGCCGACCTATCTTCACCACCAACGAAGCCCGCGAACTCCTCAACAAGCGAAAACTCAAGGAAGGCAACGGACTCGTCACCCCGCTCAACGTGCTCATCGGAGGCCAGACCAGCCCCAACGACGGGCAAACCGAAAGCAGAGGCAACGCCCAACTGCCCGATAACGCAGAGGAAGGTGACGGCTCATGATTCATGTGGTAGTAGGCCCGCCCGCATCGGGCAAGTCCACCTACGTGGACGAGCATGCGGCCGAAAACGAGGTGAAGGTCGATTTCGACCGGATCGCCCAGGCGTTCGGCAGCGGCATCCCGCACGGATCCGTCGAACCGTTCCGCACGGTCGCGTTCGCCGCAAGGTCGGCGGCCATCCGCCGGATCCTCGATGAGAATATCGACGCGTGGATCATCCACAGCCGCCCTTCCGTCGAGCAGGTCGAAGCGTACGAGCGGGCCGATGCCGAATTCATCCTCGTCGACCCCGGCATCGACCAATGCCTCGAACAGGCTGCCGACGACGATCGGCCGGAAGGCACAGAGCAGGCCATTCGCGACTGGTACGACGATCCACCGAACCTGCCAACCGGAAAAACCAGCACACGCAACACAAGGAGAACCGCATGATGCTCACCAAAACCATACGCACGCCGGTCAAGGCCCGCACCAACGAGGACGGCGAACCAACCGGATTCACCGGATACGCCGCCGTGTTCGACAACATCGACCTCGGCGGCGACAAGATCATCAAAGGAGCCTTCGCCCAGACCCTCGCCAGCCGATACCCGGATCATGGCGCCGGAATCCCCGTCTACTGGAACCACGACACCGACGACCCGTTCAAGAACCTCGGCCTGACCACCAGCGCCATCGAGGACGAACACGGCCTCAAGGTCGAAGGTGACATCGACACCGGCACCGAGCTCGGCAAGCAGGTCGCCAAACTCCTCAAGGAGAACCGCGTCAGCCAGATGAGCTTCGCGTACAACGTCGAAGCAGGCGCATGGGTGGACGGGCAGAAAAACGACGACGGCACCTTCACGCCCGGCTACTACGAGCTGCGTCAACTTGACCTCTTCGAAGTCTCCATCTGCCCGATCGGCATGAACCAGGCAACCGAAGTCAGCGCCAAGAAGGCACTGCTCGGCCTCGACCCCGACCAGCAGCCCCACGACGAGCCTTCCACCCCATCTACCCCGCGCCTGACCGACGGCATCCGCCGCCTGCGCCTCCTCAACATCCAATAACCAACCAACCTCGAAAGGAACCCTGATGCAACTCAAGCAGGAAATCACAAAAATGAAAGCCGCCGCAAAGGCCATCATCGACAAGGCCAAGAACGAAGGCCGAGACCTCACCACCGACGAACAGAAGGACTTCGACGACTGCTGCACCAAGGCCGAAGCCCTCCAGCAGATTCTGGACAACGCGGAATCCAACACCAAGCGCCTCGACGGCATCCTCGCCGGCGACACCACGGGCCTCGGCGAAGCCGAAAAGAACGAGGACAATCTCGAAGGCCGTGACCTCGGCCAGCGATTCGTCAGCGGCCTCGCCTACAAGGCCTGGCACAAGACCGCCGACACGCTCGGCACCGGCGGCGCCATCCGCATCGACAAGACCCGCATCGGCACCATGGACGACTACTTCCAGGCCAAGGCCGGCAACGCCATCGGCACGTCCATCGCCCACCTGCAGCCCACGCGCATGCCAGCGGTCGACCTGGTCAACCGTCCCGCCATCACCCTGCTCGACCTCATCAGCCGAGGCAGCACCAAAGGCGACTTCGAATACCTGCAGATCCTGAGCGTCACCCGCAACACCGGCATCATCCCCGAAAACACCGGTGACGAGGCCACCGACACGCAGAAGCCCCAGTCCACGTTCTCCACCGCGCTCGCCGACGCGAAGGTCTACGGCTACGCGGACGGCTACACCGTCACCAACCAGCTGCTCGAAGACGACTCCGCCATGGCCAGCTTCCTGCAGAACGAATTCGACTACAGCTTCCAGCTCAAGCTCGCCGACATGCTCCTCAACGGCACCGGCACCAACGGCCAGCCCAAGGGCCTGCTCAACACCACCGGCGTGCAGGCGGGGAACTGGACCAAGGCCGACGACGAGGCGCGCAACCTCGTGGTCGCCATCCGCCAGTCCCTGACCAAGCTGCGCGCCGTAGGCGCCACCGCGTCCGCGATCCTCGTCAACCCCGAAGACGCCGAGAAGATCGACCTCATGACCGACGTCAACAAGCGATTCATGGGCAACGGCCCCTTCGGCACCGGACCCACCACCGTATGGGGACGCCCGCTCGTCGAATGCGACCAGATCGAAGCCGGCAAGGCCATCGTCGGAGACTTCCGCCAGATGGCGTTGCTCGACCGCAGCGGCCTGACCGTCGAGGCATTCAACCAGCACAAGGACTACGCCAGCCGCAACCTCACCTACGTGCGCGCCGAACTGCGCGCCGCACAGGTCATCTGGCGACCCGCCAACTTCGTCGTGCTGGAGGCCAAGTGATGAGCAGCCAAATCGCAATGCGGGTCATCAACGGTATCCGCTACCGCCCCGAAGACGCGCCACGCCACGCGGCCACCGAACCTCCCGCAATCGAGGTCCCTGTGGAAACCCCGCAACCCGAGCCCGAATCCGAAACCATCGAACCGGTGGCGGGCGTACTCACCGCAGACGAGGCCAAGGCCAACGCCAAAGCCACGAAGGCCACCAAAAAGGAGGCCTGAATGACAGCGGCACAATTCCGCACAGTCCAACAGCCGCTCGACCCGACCACCGCAGTCGGCGAAATCGCCCTGTTCGACGCGGACAGCAACCCCCTCGACCTCTCAGGCGGAGGCCAGAAAATCACCAGCGTCAAAGCCACCGCGCTCGCCGCCGGCACGGCTCCCACCGCGACACTCGCCAATGGGGTGTTGACCATCGGCATTCCGGCAGGAGCCAAAGGCGCTCCAGGTACGGCCGGAGTCGGCGTGAAATCCATCAGCCTGACCAAGGACACCGACGGCAACATCACTGGCGGCACCGTGACCAAGACCGACAACTCCACCACGGCCATCACCGTGACCACGGCCTGATTCGGAAGGAGCGTCCACCATGCCAATCCCAGACATCGTAGTGGACAACCCGACAGTCGATGCCCAATGGTGGATCAAGGCCGCGCAAGGCTCCATCCGTCGCTACTGCGGCTGGCACGTCACCCCCGAAATCGATGACACGCTCAAAGTCGATGCCTATGGCGGCAGCATCCTCACGCTGCCCACCAAACACGTCAACTCCATCACGAGCGTCCTCGTGGACGGGCGCGAGCTCTCCGATCAGATTGATTGGAGCGTGGCCGGTACGATCCAGCTGAGGTCGGGCTCGTGGCCAGACCGCCCAGGTAGCGTCACCGTGAAGCTCAACCACGGGTATCCGCGCGACGAGGTGCCGGAAATCGCCGAACTGCTGCGCACCCTCGCCAAGAGGGCGCGCAGCCAGCCGGGCATCTCCAGCCAATCAGTCAACGGGGCATCCGTCAGCTATCTCACCTACGGGGGCACCACGCTCGGCGTGCAGCTCCTGCAAATCGAGAAGGACATGCTCGAACCCTACCGACTGAACTGGGGGCCACGATGAATTTCGAAGACAGCGTGCTCGGCATGGAGACCGGTCTCGGCATGAGCAGCCTCACTCCGATGATTCGACAACGTGCCAAACCGGTCATCGGCGACGGCAACCTCGTCTACGACGAGGACTGGTCGGATCCCGAAATCCTCCGATTCGAGGGATATCTGTACAGCCGGTCCAGCGTAGACTCCGCAGCCAGCGAGCCACGTGACCAGGGCACTGTCAGTGACAAGCAGCTCATCGTGCCGAATCATGCCATCGACATCAAGGTCCATGACCGCATCATCATCAACGGCGACACCTGGCGGGTGACCGGAATGCCGGCCGCCGACCAGAACCCGTTCACCGGTTGGCGGCCGACACTGGTCGCCGACCTCGAACAAGTGACAGGAGGCGGCTGATGGCCAAGATGGGCGACATCGACATGCACTTCAACCAGGCGTACTTCGACACGATCCTCAAGGAGCCCGGAGTCGACGGGCTCTGCGAGGAAAAGGCGAAACAGGCTTTGCAAATCGCCTCCGCCACGGCGCCCGTGGTCACCGGAAACTACCGTGACAGTCTCTACGTGGAACATGTCGAATTCAAGCATCGCAACGCCTGGCAGGTGGTCAGTAGCGAAGAGGACTATGCGATGGCCGTCGAAGCCAAACACCATACATTGGCCAACGCGATGAGGCGGGTGAAATGACAGCCATCGTACTGCCGGCCGACCTCAAACGGTGGGCCGTGAAGCATCTGCGCGAACAGCTCGGAAAAATGGGTCACGACGTGTCGATCGACACCAAGACGCCGAAAACCATGTCCTACCCGCTTACCAAGCCGCTCATCACGGTCGGCGAGCTCACTCCCACGAAATACGACCACGTGCAATGGGATCAGGAACTCGCCATCAACATCCGCGCCGGAACCCGCCAAAACGATAAAGTCTGCGACGACCTCTCACGCCTGATCGCGGGCATCCTCACGGATCCGACGATCAGTCAGGCCGAAGACAGTCCCATAACCAGCATCGAAGCGTGCAACGGCCCATATCCGATAGACGATTCCGCCGACGTGGCCCACTCGTATCTCACCGTCGAATACCACTGCGTCGGCGAAATACGCCAATAATCAACCTTCCAACTCAGAAAGGAAAACATCATGACAGCAGATGCCGAAGGCAACGACCTCGAAAAGGTCTTTATCCCGGTAACCGGCTTCCTCGCGGTCCAGCTCACCGGCGAACCCACATGGGTGGACCCCACGGAAGGCTCCGCCACACCGCTCGTGCTCCCCGAAGGCTACGTCAAGGTCGGCCTGTTCAAGCAGGACGGCGGCCCGCAGGACGGCGGCGACAAGGAAGACGACCTCGAATTCTTCCAGGAAGGCTACAAACTCGGAGGATCCAAGAGCCGCACCCTGCAGGTCACGCTCGCCGAATTCAACGACATCGTCCGCCAGCTCACCACCGGCAAGACCCCCGACACCAACGGCATGATCGTCGTCGACGGCGACAACGACGCGACGTTCCCCATGTTCGAGGTGCTGAAGGGCAAGAACGGCATGAGCCTGCGCCGCAACGGCCTCGGCCGAATCCAGACCGTCGAACCCGACCAGAGCACACGAGGCGAAACAAGCGGCAACGCCGTCACCTTCGACTGGATCCGCAACGACGAATGGGGCGGATTCTACCGCGAATGGCTCGTGGCCCCGAACACCCCCAAAAGGCTGACGTCGGTGGCGGTCACCTCTGAAACTGGAGGAACGCTGCCGACGAACCTCAAAGCCGGTGCCACGCTCAAACTCGGAGCCAAAGCCACCTACACGGACGGCACCAACGGCATGGTCACCACCCAGGCGACATTCACATCACTGGACAAGACCATCGCCACGGTCAGCGGCAGCACGCTCACCCTCATCAAGGCGGGCACAGCCAAAGTCACCGCGACCGTCAACAAGGTGACCAGCGCCACAGCATCCATCACCGTGGCAGCAGCCGCTTAGCAATCGTCGCCCGCAACGCAGTCGGGTCGCTGCGGGCGACCCCCACCAAACCCGACACCCCATCAACCACAACCGAAAGGCACCCGACATGACATCCAAGACCGAAACCACCAGCATCCCCGAAATCGACTTCGACAGCTGGACGCCCGAACAGGAAGAAGCCGCGCTCAAGCAGATCGCCCAAGCCGCGAAATGCAAGTACGCCATCGGCGACAACCACTTCTACGGCCGTTTCCCCGACGGCACCATCATCAACCTGCCACTGAGCATCAGCCTCGAAGACGTCAACGAAATCAGCGAAGGCGACGTCGCCAGCGTCGACCAGTTCACCCGCCTCATCGAAAAAATCGCAGGAAAGGAAGACGCCGAGAAATTCCTCGCACAGCCAACCCCCTCGATGATCGACATGGCCAACAAATACTTCGAAATCTTCCAAAAACTCAACCAGCTCGTGCTGGAAAAATAATCGCCCTCGCCCGGCTCCACCACGAGCACCGCCAACCGTTCGCGGCAACCCTCCGCGAACGGTACGGCATCAGCGCCAACCAAATCGGCAAAACCATCACCTACGGCGAAGCCTGGGACCTCGTCTACCAACTCCTGGACGACCCCAGCAACCCCCTATGCGCGGAAATCGCCCAATGGTCATACCCCGCACGCCTCATCGACCTCCTCCAGCTCGCCGCAACCATCGGCGACGGCAAAGCGGCCGAAAAAATCATGCCATGGACCATGGCACGACGCCAAAAACAAATCGACGCCGCGAAAGCCACACCAGAGGAAATCGACAAGGCGCTCGCCGAGCTGGACGAGGAAATCATCATCACCAACGTCGAAACAACATAGGAGAGGGAGTCACCATGGCGAGAATCGTCGGAACCGGCGCCGTCCGCGTGTTCCCGGTCATGACTGGATTCAAAAAATCCGTCAGCCAGGAAATGTCGGGCTCAGGCAGCCAAGGAGCCAAGAAATTCACGGACTCCCTCAAAGGCATGGGCAGCAAAGCCGGCAAACAGCTCGGCAAGGAATTCGGCACCACCGCCAAAGACGCCATGAAAAACGTCGGCGGCGACGAAATGAAACAACTCTCCAAGGACGTGGCCAGCGCAGCGGCGGCGGTCTCCAAAGCCCGAATCAAACAACAGACCGCCACCGCGTCCGCGATCCAGGCCGAAAACACCTACAACGCCGCAGTCAAAAAATACGGAGCCGACAGCACACAAGCCGCAGCGGCGGAACAACGCCTCGCCGCCGCACGAGAACGAGTCAAACTCGCCGACATCGAACTCACCGCCGCAACAGGCAACCTCAAATCAGCCCAAGAAGCACTCACTACAGCACAAAAATCCGCCGAAACACAAGCGAAAGCGCTCGCCGAAAGCAACAAGAGCATCTTCGCCAAATTCAAAGCCGGATTCTCGGACATCGACGCCGGCAAGGCCTCCACCGCATCACTGTCCACCGCGCTCGGCTCCCTCGCAGGAGCCATCGCCGGTCCGGCCGTCAACGCGATCAACAAATTCCGCGCCGGCTGGACCAACGCCAACATGGCCATGCTCGACGGCGCGGGATGGCTCGGCAAAGTCGGCGGAGCCGCCCGAACAGTCGCAGATGGCATCGGCAAGATAACCGCCCCATTCAAAACCGCAGGCGCGGTCGTCAAACAGTTCGGCAGCGACATCGCCTACGGCCTCGGCCAACGATTCAACAGCGTCAAGGCCACGGTATCCGACCTCGCGGCGAAAATCCCCGCACCATTCCGCAACGCCGCATCCACCGTGGTCAAAGGATTCAGCAGCGTCGGCAATTATCTCGGCGGCATCGGCTCCGCCGCCAAAGCCGTGTTCGGCAAACTCGCGCCCATCGCCCAAGGAGCCGCCAAAGGCGTAGGCAACGCATTCCTCACAGCCTTCCAAGGCATCGCCAGCAAAGCATCAAGCGCCATGGGAGCGGTCGGCAACGCGCTCAAAGGCGTCGGCAACGCAGTCAAAGGCATCGCCACCGGAGCCGTCACAGTCGGCATCGCCGGCATCGGCACCGCGCTCACAGCAGGATTCAGCCGACTCAACGCCATAGACACCGCCTCGGCCAAACTCCGAGGCCTCGGCAACGACGCGAAAAGCGTCGACGCTATCATGGCCAACGCGACCGCCAGCGTCAAAGGCACCAGCTTCGGACTCGGCGAGGCGGCGACAGTCGCCGCATCGGCCGTGGCCGCAGGCATCAAACCCGGCGAACAACTCGAAACGATGCTCAAAGGCGTCGCCAACGTAGCCGCCGCCACCGGCGGAACCATGGAAGAAACCGGCTCGGTCTTCAACAAAGTCGCCGCCACCGGCAAAGCCTACACCGACAACATCAACCAGCTCTCCGATCGAGGACTGCCAATCTGGCAGGCGCTCGCCGACAAGCTCGGCGTCACCACCGACGAAGTGCGCGAGATGGCGTCGAAAGGCAAAATCGACTTCCAGACCTTCAGCGATGCCGCAGCGTCCGCAGCGGGCACCGTGGCCACCGAAATGGGCACCACAGTGCCAGGCGCGTTCGCCAACCTCAAGGCCAGCATCGGCCGTATCGGCGCGAACCTGCTCGATGGCGTGTTCGGCAAGCTCGGCCCTCTCATCCAAGCGGCCACCAAGGCGCTCGGACCCATGGAAGACATGGCCAAGGGCCTAGGCTCCGCCATAGGCGACGTGCTCGGCCCCGCCATAGACCGAGTCACAGGCTGGCTCACCAAGCTCGGAGAAGGGGCCGGAGGAATCACCGGCAAACTCTCCGGCATGAGCGGCGTCATCGCTCCGGTCGCCGCCGCCTTCGGAGCCCTTGGCCTGGGAGGTGTCGGACCGCTCCTGACCAAGATCCCGATCCTGGGCGAGGCATTCGGCGGTCTGGCAAATTCCCTGGGACTGATCGGTGGACCCGTGGGAGTGGCCGTGGCCGCCCTCGGCGGTCTCATCGCCACCACCCCGCGACTCAAGTCCGCTTTCGGAGCACAGCTCTCCGCGCTCTTCCAGAATCTGAAGAACACGCTCTCCGGCATGGGGCCAGCATTCGAGACGTTCAAGAAGACCCTGAGCTTGGCGTTCAAGGATGTCGGCCCTTCACTCATCGGGTCGTTGGAATCCGTCATCAACTCGGTCGGCGCGATCTTCCAGCAACTGATAGGTGTCATCCCGCAAATCGTCGAACCACTGCTGACCGGATTCGGCCAGATGGCGCCGGCCATCGGCCAGACACTGACCGCGATAGCGTCCGCAATCAGCGAGGTGATGGCCCTGCTGGTCCCACTGGTGCCGCAGATCATCACACCGCTGATGCAGGTGTTCTCGTCGCTGATGCCGGTCATCACCAACATCGTCAATGTGGTATTGGGCGCGATTCAGTCCCTGTTGCCGCCCATCACCACACTGATCGCCAACCTGCTGCCGGCCGTGTCGTCCATCATCTCCGCAATGGCACCGGTCATCACGGTGATTGGCGAAGCCATAGGCCAGGTCGTGACGGTCATCGTCAACCTCGTGTCCACGGTGCTGCCGCCAGTGCTGAATCTCATCCAGTCGCTGATCCCGCCCATCACCACGCTGATAACGAGCCTGCTGCCCCCGCTGGCATCCATCATCCAAGCTCTCATGCCGGTCATCACGACCGTGATGAACGTCATCGGGCAAGTGGCATCGATCATCGTCAACCTCGTGTCCACGGTGCTGCCGCCGCTGCTGGATGTGGTCAACGCGCTGATCCAACCGATTCTCAGCATGATCACCACCCTGCTTCCGCCACTGAACGCGGTGATACAGGCGCTCATACCGATCATCATGCAGATCGTGGCCGCCCTGGCCGAAATCATCGCACCGATCGGGCAAATCGTCGCCCAAATCGCCGGTGCGGTGATGCCCATCATCCAGCAACTCGGCTCCATCGTGCAAAGCGTCGCGAACCTCGTGGCATGGGCCATCAACTCGCTGCTGCTGCCCGCATTCAGCGCAATGGCACCGGCCGTCACCTCGGCGGTTGGCACCGTCAAGGCCGTGTTCAGCACAATCTCCGGCATCATCTCCGGCATCGTGAACGTCGTCTCCGGCATCATCTCCGGTAACTGGGGCCAAGTCTGGAACGGGTTCAAGCAGATCGTCAGCAGCGCGGTCAAGGGACTCGGCTCAATCGTCGGCGGCATCAGGGACACCGTGCTCAACGCGCTGTCCGGTGCCGGCCAATGGCTGGTCCAATCAGGCAAAGCCATCATCGACGGCCTGATCTCCGGCATCAAAGGCGCGATATCGGGAGCCAAGGATGCCGTCAGCGGTGCGCTGCAGTCCATCCGAGACCTGTTCCCGTTCTCGCCAGCCAAGGAGGGCCCGTTCTCGGGCAGAGGATGGGTGCTCTACTCAGGCCGCAGCATCACCGCCGCATTCGCCCAAGGCGTCACCGACAACGCCGGCAAAGCCGAAAAAGCGGTGCATGACGCCATGCAACGCGCACAATCCGCCGCCAACGGCGTCGAACTCGCCTACCGGTCCACCATCGGACGTACCGACACCGCCACTGCCGGATACGGCGGAGACCAACGAACCAATGTAACCAATATCACGCAGAACATCACCACCGTCCAGGACGATCCCCGCAAGCAGGCGCTCGCATGGGGCCGTTACGCAGGCAAGGCGTTCGCGGGAACAGGAGGAGTCTGATGAGCGCATACGATCTGACGCTCGGCACCGGACAGTCGGCCATCCGGTTCGACGGCGGTGCCGGCATCGTCGGCGCACGGCACGGCTGGGGCCTGCAGAACCTCACCGATTGGATGAGTCTGAGCGACGCCAAAAACGATGTCAATGAACGCGCCCTGCAGCACGGCGCGTTCGACCCCGGCCAGACCACGCGCCAATCGGCGCTCATCACCGCGACTGTCGCCTACGTGGGCAGCACCGTCGCGGAGCTCGAACAGGCGATATACGCGCTCAACGGCCTGACCGCAGAACCGGCAGCGCCCCTAAGGGCCACCTTCAGGGGCGCTGCCGGCGAAACCCACCGAGACATGACCAACATCGAGATCACGGTGCCATCGCATCGAGGACGAAGCCGGCTCTCCGACATCACAATCGACATGACCGCCATAGACCCACGCGCCTACGGCGCCGAATCCACCAACAGCACAGGCATGGCGGCGCACGGCGGAGGCCTGCGATTTCCCCTGACATTCCCCGTCAACTTCGGCACCCCCGGAACCGACGGACGAGTCAGGTTCACCAACACGGGCACCGCCACCACCTACCTTACGCTCGTCGTGACAGGCGGCATGAGCCAAGGATTCTCCCTCAAACGAGTCGAAACCGGCCAAACCATCACCATCAGCCGGCCCATCAACATGGACGATACGGTCACCCTCGAAACGTATTACGGCACCGTGCTGCTCAACAACCAGTCAAGCCTGAGCGGATTCCTCACGGAGTACGACTGGTTCCAATGCCCGCCAGGCGAAACCTGCACCGTCCAATTCACCCCACTCGGCACCGTCACCGGAACACCGACACTCACCATGACCGCAAGCCCCGCATGGTGGTAAACAAAAGGCTCTGTTAAACCAACTTTGACATATGAACGAGGGGCGCTTATTCGAGAAGAAGTCCAGACCTTCAGTCTCTGGCCGTTATTATTAAATGGTTATCGATACTCTAAAGCCAGAGGTGTCCATGTCCAACATCAATGTTCAGGTTGCGGAAGTTAATGACGCATTCTTCAATCCGCGCCTTGCTGACAACCCATGCGTAAGCAGATACAATCTCAGAAAAGCTGACTTCGCCAATACGATGACAGACATCTATGAGTTCATGGGTGATCTGAATGTGATGAGCGTCGAACGTGGGTGGGGGCGATTCGAAGATATGCTTCAGCTTCAGGCACTGTCCAACGTTCTTTCAAACCTTCTTAACAGCACCATGGCGAAACATTCACGAGAACTTGTGGTCAATACTCTTCCAAACGGGCATCCAGATCTTATCCGAACCGGTATTTATCCAAACAATCTTGTGGCGGAAGCCGAAGATGGCGTTGAAATGAAAGCCACCAGAAACACCGGAGCAGCCGTTGACATGCATAGTGCAAGAGAACAGGACCTCTGCACGTTTGTATATCAGGTTGACGAACGACGAGATGACCCCGGTGTGCCAATCGCCGAAAGACAACCCCTCACCTTCACCGGAATATTCCTCGGACATGTCACCGAAGAGGACTATAGGCATAATGAGCGTGGAGAGCGTGGCACACGAACGGCCACACTTTCCAAGGATGGATTATCCTCCTATAGACGTAGCTGGGTCTATCTCACCAACGAGTTACGCGGAACGATATGGGCAAGACGCAGTCTCAATCTTCCAATGCTGTGAGTTTAGGAATCGCATTGCAGGCAAGATTGTAGTATTCGGAGTCTCGTTCAATGCCAAGGCTTGAATACCCCAATGATTCAGCAGCGGCTAATGTGGAGCCCGAACCGGCAAAGGGATCAAGGATCATGCCCATTCCTAGTGGCAGTGCTGCTCTGACTATTTGTCTCATCAGCTTCTGCGGTTTCAAAGACGGATGGTTGGCTATGGCCCGCTCTTCCTTGCGGGTCGGAGCCGACTTGATGACATCTCCAAATGGGTGATCGTCATCGATACGCCGCCAGCCGCCGGTACCATATTCGGCAAGATTGCGACCGGTTGTTTCATCCATTGGCTTGCGCATGATCACCCAAGGTTCAAATTGAGAACGAGGCATCACGCTTACATCCGGATATTCAGACTCAAATCCCTTTGGACGATCGCCCCCTCTCATGGTCTGGACCAATCGCACGAGCTGTCCTCGCGGTTCCAACCCGGCGGATTCCAAGGCCCCCGCTACAAGATGGCTCACAAGCGGATTTGTTGCCACGACGATGTTTGCGCCGGGGACAAGTACACGCAAAGCCTGTTCTCCGAACCTTCCGAAGAACTCGACTATCTTCTCTCGGTCAGCGTTCGTCAAAGTCGTAAATCGAGGCAGGGGGCTTCTTTTCGCGCCATCAAAGGATGGCGGAATCCGCCATACGCCTCCCTGCCCCTTGCGCAGTTTTGAAACTTGGCTCTTTTTGTACTCAACCAGTCCGTAAGGGGGATCTGTCACGATGGCCTGTATGGAAGATTCCTCAAGAGAAGCCATCACTGCGAATGCATCGCCCTGTATGAGAGTCGCCTTACCATATTCGAACCTAGACGTCGACTGACGGCTCATGGCATATAAGCCACGAGATACACGAACGATACCGCTGTCTGGCTTCTTGGCCTGCAATCGCAGTGACGAACGGATGCTGGACGATTCAAATGTTTCATTGAAAGAGTCCGCGATTCGGCACTCTATCTCAGTGACCGTCAAGGGAGCCTCCGATTGCGCCAATATGTTCGTAATGGCATCCCGAACCTGTCCAGGCTTCCGCACTTTTACCTCCTTGACGACGTCTAGACGTCATTATAGCACCAAAAGACGTCACATGATTGGCAAAATACGGCTAGTCTTCCCCTCTTGGCTGAGCCTTAAGTTCGAATGGCATCCCGTTTTCGCGTACTACGGCTTTGAGGAAGATGGTGACGGCTCCGGTCATGTTCAGCCCCAATGGCTCCAGCACCTTCATGGCCTGGTCCTTGAGTTCGGGGTCGAGGCGCATGGTCGTGGTGGGCGTGTTCGCCATGCCGTTCCCCCTTTCCCTGCAATATCGGATATGTACAGTGTACTTGCAATCTATGCCGCCATGCCCCAATACTCCATGTACGGCGGCATGATGCCGTTCCAGTCGCGGGTCACACCGGGGCATGGTTGCGCGTCCACCTGCCTGATGATGCTATCGTTTCGGTCGTCACGGAACGAGCGTCGCCACAGGAACCACGTCAGATAGGATTGCAGATGCTTCGTGGACACGCCCTTGAATCCGTGAAGGAACCCGTCGAGGTTCGAGTGGAGCGTGTTGATCCGGTTGATGCGATGTGACTTCGCGTCCACTTGCTCGAACACGGTGCCCAACGCCTCCAATGCTCCCGGATAGGCCGCCGCGGTGTCCGCCATGACGTGCGCTCCGTGCAGTATCCGGCCGTCCAACGCCTCGATTGCGCGTTGTTTGGAGATGACGCCGCGCCCGCTCAGTATGGCGAACGCCGTATCGGAATCGCTCACGCCGGTCATGATGCAGATCTGCTCCCTGCCAAGCCCGCGCTTGTGCAGGGAGGCTCCGCGATGGCGAGCGGTACGCGGCATGACGAACTTGCCCTTGGTGTGGTTGCCCTTGAAGCTCTCGCGCAGATACGTCTCGTCCAACTGGACGGATACGCCCGCACCGGCCACGAACTTCGGCAGATACCGTTCGAGGCATTTCAACAGACGGCGGCGCATGAGCCACGCGGTACGCAACGACACCTCGCAACGCGACGCGCAAGTACGCAATGCGAGACAATCCACGAAGCATTCCACGTACATCATCCACTTGGCGACCGGCAGCTTCGACCGACCGATCAGGGTATCCCGCGTCTTGGAGAACGTGCGCCGGCAGTCTCTGCACTGCCAACGCTGGGAGCCGTCCGGATTATGCCCCTTCCTTACGATGCCGATGGAACCGCAGCGCGGACATGCTAAGACATCGTCACGGCTGGCGATGGTCTCGTAGGCATCCTCGTAGATGACCTCACGTAATTCGCGCACCGCGCTCTCACGCTCGACCGGATTCATGCCCTTGAGCTGAATGCGTACCTCGTCCGCTAGCCTCATCGCCACCACCTCCAATACTGTAACCTCAGTGTAACTACAGTACTGGACGTAGAACCTATGTCAAAGCTGGTTTAACAGAGCCAAACAAAAAGGAGAATCGATGAGAGTCAGAATATGCGACCTACGCACCGGCCGACGCATCCTCGACCTGCCCTACCTCAAAGCCGACTGGACCGGCGAATTCAACGGAGCCGAAACCGTCACCGCCACCGTCAGCGTCAACGACCGACGAATCCAAAAACTCGACCTCTACAACGCCTCCATACCCGGTCGCACCGCGCTCATCATCGAAGACCAAGGAGTCACCAACGGCGGCCCCATCTGGACCCGCCATTACGACCGCGACGCCGGCACCGTCGAACTCTCAGGCAAAGGCCTCTGGTCGTACTTCGACCACCGCACCCTCCTGCCACTGATGAAAGACACGGACAAGCTCACCAACAGCGACGGCACCGCCAACACCGGATTCGACACCAACATCAAAAACACCAGCTACCAGACCATCGCCAAACGATGGATCCAACAATCACTCACCTGGACCGGCGGCAACCTGCCCATCACCTTCGAAGACGACATGGCCGGCACCTACGAACGCAACATCAAAGGAGCAGAGCTCAAACTCATAGGCGACCTGCTCATTAACCTCACCGAAGTCCAAAACGGGCCCGACATCCGATTCCAACCCCGCCTCACCACAGACGGCCTCGGCTACGAATGGCTCCTCAAAACCGGCAAGCCCCGACTCACCGGCAACACCACCACCATCTGGGACACCAGCCTGCCAGGCAACACCGTCAGCGACCTCACAATCAGCCAAGACGCCAACGACCTCGCCAACATCGTCTGGGAAACAGGCGGAGCAGCCAGCGACCAAGCAATCATCGAACGCGCAACAGACCACAGCTTCACTGGCCTCGGATTCCCCCTACTGGAAAAGGTCGAAAGCCTGTCCAGCAGCGTCACCGACCCCAAAACCGCGCTCGCACACGCCGTCGAAACCATCCGCACCAGCACACGCCCCCTCAACACATGGCAATTCAGCGTCCAACGAGACCAGCGGCTCGGCGAATACGACGTCGGCCACGACTGCGGGCTCATCATCCGAAACGACCAGTTCGGCATACCGGACGGCCTGCACAAGCTCCGCATCATGACCCTTCGCGGCTCAAGCGACAGCGACAAAATCGAAATCACCACAGGAGCCTTCAATGAGTGATCCAAAAACCTACACCGATGATTTCGCCAAATTCGCCGACCGCATCAACCGCATCGAAGCGTCAATCCGCAACCTGCGAGTACCCACGGACGGACAATTCACCCAAACCGTGAAAAAGATCCTCGCACTGTTCGACAGCCTCGACCAGCAAGTGGCCGACAGCATCAGCAAAAACAGCTATGACAAAGCCACCATCGACAGCAAGCTCCAAGACTGGAACTGGGGCACACTCACGCCAGGCCGAGGCGGCACCGGCACAACAAACGGCTACAACAACCTCTTCACCAAAGGCCAATGGAGAGCCGGATGGATCCTCACGGACGGCACCATCGGCACCGCGCAATCAAGCCGCAAAGTCAAGACCGATATCACCGATGCAGACCAATTCATCCCTATCGAGGCCCTGCGCAAAGTCAAATGGCAGATCTTCCGCTACATCGCGGATCTCAACGCCAACAACGACAGCGCCATGCCACGAATCGGCATGATCGCCGAAGACCTCGACTCCAACGGCCTCGGCATGTTCTGCACCTACGACGCAAACGACGAACCAGACGGCATCGACTACCAGACACTCAGCGTCGCCGCCCTCCGCCTCGCCCAGGATGCGGAAACCCGAATCGACGATTTGGCACAACGCCTCACACAACTAGAGAAAAGGAACCAACAATGACGCTCCGTAACGGATTTCCCGCAGTCAGCGACGCGGCAGACCAATTCGACATCCGCGCTGCACTCCGCGCCACCACCGCCCAGGACGCCAACGGCAACATCAAAACCGGCGTCAGCATCACCGCCAAAAGCCTCACCGGACTCGTCACGGCAGGGAACGGCATGAACAGCGACATCGCCGCCTTCGATGCCGTCACCAACCGATATGGCCCAGTCTGGCTCAGTAACGACGGCACCATCAGCGTCAAACACGCCGCCGCCCCCAGCGCCAACAGCCGCATCGACCTCATCTGCATCAAACAAAACGAAACCGCCTCACCAGCCAGCGACCCCACAGACGGCCCAGAAGCCATCATCGTCACCGGCACCCCAGCAGTGGATCCCGTTACGCCAGCAACACCAGAAGGAGCACTGGCCCTCGCCCGAGTCACCATCCCATCGACGGCGACCTCCATGACCTCCACCGGAGTCATCTACGAACAGATGTACCCCTTCACTGCCTCAGCCGGTGCCGATCTGCTCTTCCGCAGCGAAACCGAAAAAGACGCATGGACGCCATGGGAAGGGCAAAAATGCCGACTACTCGACGGCAACGAATACCAGGCAAAATCAGGCGTCTGGGTTTCCCTAACCCAGCGTTCCACGACATGGAGGGTCCCCTACAGCAACAACAGTATTTCGCTGACGCGCGTGGGTGATATCTGCTTCGCGGGCGGCAACGTGAAATTCAACCAGAGCGGCGAGAACAACTACACACAGGCGCGGGAGACCATACCCGTGGGGTATCGTCCAGCGGAAACGTCGAACGTTCCCATCGCCGTGTTCGGCGGCAACACCACGTTCATCCTCTACGGCGAGCATACGGGCCGTGTGGTCATGCTCGGCAATCCGAACAGCGCGTACGCGGGATGCACCGGCGTATGGAGGACCGCCGACCCGATGCCCGCCGCATAGCTTCGGGACACTGGCTCAGGCGGTTGCACTGTCTTGCAGTGACCCCACGGGTCATAGCGCGTATGAGACGGTCATGCCGAACGCGTTCGTGCCCTGCGTGCCGCCCTGATTGGCGTAGGTCATGGTTCCGTTCGCGTTTACGTTGATGATCTTCTGGTTGGCCCCGTCGCGTCCGCCGTAGGAGAAGTTCAAGTCCATCGGGGGACGCCATCCTTCGGGCAGAGTGCCGAACGTGCCGCTGTTCCAGGAGCCGGAGGCCGACAACTTCCAGTCGATGCGCAACGTCACCATCGGCCCGGACCTATAGCCCTTAACGGTGCCGTAATTGCCACTGATGAGGGTCGTGACATCGGTGTGGGTTAGGGAAAACTATTGCCTGTTCCAGATTGCGATCCAGCTTCCGAATATCG